TCAGTAGGTGAAATCATCTTCCTAAATACTCCTTTCACAAAGTCAAAGAATTTCATATCCATTATCCTTTCTTTGTTGTTTTACCACTAATTTAAGTATAACATCTAAGCCTCAAAATAACAATCCTTTATTGACCTTTCTTTTTCCAATACGAATTTGTAGCATAACGCGTAGCATCGATTGAGTGGTTGTCCTTGTCCGGGAACGCACTTATGATTTTGCCGGTCTTGTCACGCTCATACTCATACTTCACAAATTCATCGTAAGTTTCCGGGCATCGGTACTTATCAATATAGATGTGTCTCAATGACTGCAACCACTTAATGCCGTATCTGACCGATTCAGGTCCTTTTTCGGCAGGGCGCATGAACGTTCCGTAAGCTCTGAAATCTGCAATCGATTTAGGGTCGGCACTATCTGCGGTTATCAGCTCATTCATGTCCATTAACGGTGCATCGTAAAACTCTCTTTTCTCAATGTTCCCTTCTCTTACCCACCGCGACTTCGTAAAGTGGTTTTCCTGATAAAGGTACTCAAAAAGCGCAGGGTTGGTTTCTTTCTTGGCACGATGTTCTGCGAAAATGTACAAATCTCGTCTGGTAACGTCCAAATGACACTTGACATAAGCATTAGGGTCGTTTGCAAAACCCCAATCCAGACCGTTCAATACGTGGTCAAACTCACAAATCATCGAATCTGGCATCTCTAAATGTTCGACATTATCAAAAACATTGCCTCCCGTACCTACCGGAATACCCATATACTCATTTTCGTAAGCACGCGGATTTGTTTGCTGTAAATATTCAGCTTCGTCTATGAACTGCTGTCCCAGCCATTCCTGCGGTACATCTAAATAAGTAGTGCGAACAACAAGAGTATCTTTCTGTCTATTCCTTTCACAATCCTCCGTAAACTCATTAGCCCAATTATTGATTGATATAGGAGGGTTGTAAGACATGAAATTCCAATAAATAGGCCCGCCACGCATTGTTGACTGCTGAGCTTTACGAATTTGCTGCTCTCCATCGAATTGGTCTAATTCCTCCCACCACGTTAACCAAAAGGAAGTTTAATAGACTTAACCTTGCCTGGGTCATCCATACCCAAAAACAGTATCTTCTGCCCTGTCGGTTTATAAATGATTTCCAGCGGATTAGAATGAAAAATGAAATAGTCTTGAAGTCCTAAATCATAAATGCCCCATTGTATCTGAGCATAAACCGAAGTCTTCAAAGTATTTCCAAATTTCCTATAAACAACCGCATGACACATCGGATTCTGGATAAGAAGAATAGGAATGCAACGACCGCCTATAAACGATGATTTAGTCGAGCCACGCCCTCCCGGGAAATCATAATGGGTATGTCTATGAGCTATAACATCCTGAAACACATCATCAAACTTCTTAATCCATAACTTATCAACAGGTATATCTACAACCATTATCAACTCCTCCTTAATATTATATTATAACAAAATTCGGGCGGCGTCAATATATAGATTTTGGGAGCGAGTAGATTTGAGAAGACCCCTTCAGAAGCCGTAGAAGCCGAGCGGACTTGGAAGGCTTGGAAGGCAAAGAACCATGGAATGCAGAGAACCCTTGAGCACAGAGTCATCAACCACCCGGAGTCAATAATACAGAAATAGGGGCGGCACAGATTTGAAGTACGAAGTCAACCAAAAAACCGACACCGTGGTGGTGTCGGTTACACTTTAATGCGTTAAAGTCATGCAGTTTCGCGTTTAAACGGTCATACTTTGAATTTCGGTGAACTCACGATAGTATTTATAGTATAACGTATCACCGACCACATGCGCGAATAATACGCGCGGTACAATAATAACAGTTTCAAAGTCATCATATAACAGTTTGCACATGTCGCAATATGATAAATGTTTTTCGTGACAAACACAATCACCGTTTTTGTAATACTCAAATACAAAAGTGTGAAACGCGGTTTTACTCATATACTTTATCATAGTATATCGCGCGGTTTTTTACGTGACCGCGCAAACACGTGACTGATTTACTTTGTTGCGGTTGCAGTTGCGAGTGCGGTTAACGCGGTTTTGATGAGTGCGGTTAACGTTTTCAAGTCGGTTGTTACTTTAAACATGTGCGGTCGCACTTCATACTTTACACCACTGTTTTTATCGATTTTGTAGTCGGTGTTATCACTACATTTGCGGTCGCGCGTGATTGATTTATCATCAATCAATTTTGCATTTACAAGTGCATTTGCAACAACCGTATTACAGTAACAAGTCGCGGTTGATTTGTCAAAACCAACTATTGTGAAGTGCGACACACCGACATACTTTGTTGATTCATTACTTTTCAACACTTTGTCGAATGTTTCAGTCGCGGTTTGTGTTGCGTTAATAACTTTCATTAAGTCGGTCATTGTAACAACGGTGTTTGTTTTGGTTGCGTTTTTACTCATAAACATAATCGGTTTTATTTACTTGTGTTTTACCGTTTCACAAGTGGTTTATGTATCGTTTACAAGTATTATTATAATGCAATAAATAATATTTGTCAATCGGTTTTTTGATGATTTTTCATTACTTTTTGCACAAAAAATCAACGCGATTTTTGTGCATATTGCACAATAGTCATATTGTATATACAATTCACGGTATTTTTTGAATTGTATATACAATTCAAATTGTGTTTATTTTGTACACAATTTACCACTTTAACGTAGTAAAGTGTCGAAGTGCGCAACTGCACCACTTCACCGTGATGAAGTGTCCGGACGGATGGTACACCAAATCTTGCCGGATAAACCTCGTTAGACAATTCTGGCAAGAACGTTAGAAAATTCTCACGGCGAGATTTCGTTAGAAACTTTCTGGGTTCATAAAAGCCCCACATGCTTGCCAGAAGGTATTTCTGGATAGACGCTAAAACCATCCATAAAGCTAAACCTCGTTAGACAGTTTCTAAAACAAATAACCGCCACCCATTTGAGTGACGGTTATTTGCGTTATGAGTAAAAACCAAAGGTTAGATATTAGTCAAGTACAGTTCAACCAATCAAACACCTCTGAACATGATATTTCGTGGTCATTGTGGGCACCGAACACAAACCAATGCGGGGTATAATCAACAACTTCACCGTTTTCCAGTATCATCGGTTTATTCAGTTCGTCACACCGTACAACACAATAGGGACATTCTTCAACATCACTTGCAAACACCATACGCGGAACGAAACCGTTGAAACTCAAATCGTTTATATCATAACCACATTCGTCACAAAACGTATCCGCAGTATACATTGTGCAAAAACCCATTTTTACTTTACTCATATTATTCACTTTCATATCGCGGTTTTTACTTGTGACCGCGAAACACTTTATTTTTGATTACGATGTAATTATAACATAAGTAAAAACAACTGTCAATGGTTTTTCGGGAAAGTATCGGTTGTTTTACTAAAATGTCTAGTCCTGTTCGTCATTTCCCGGGCCGGATTCTGTTTAGGTCCCCACCATATCCTGCCCAGAAGGAATGACCATGTCGCATTCAGCTTCGCCAACCCCACCTACGACCTCGCCAGCAAGACCGTAGGGCAAAGGCGTCCAGATAGACTTCGTTAGAAACATCTAGCAAGATTTCGTTAGACAGTTCTATCCAGACTTCGTTAGAAAGTTCTTGGGAGAATGAGTTAGACAAAAAAAAGAACCGACCCCGAAGGGTCGGTGGTGAAAGTGAGCTACGAGGTTCACGATGCTATCTGGTTTGCCTTGTTGGTCGCGTACACCGCAAGCAGTGCTTTGAGTGTTTCTACCGTCTTGCACACAACGGTGTTAGGACGTGCTTTATCATTCGAGTTGGTGCCGGCTTCAACAACCAGGTCGTCAAACTTCAACTCCGCGTTCTGAATTGCGGTGAAATCGTCCTCGGTGCTGTAAATCCTGTACTCGCCTTTCTTCGGAACGATGTTCAGTGAACTACCACCCTTATATCCCATAATGCGATAATTGCCCTTCGCCTCGGGGTTGAACACCTTGATACCGGCTTCCTGATACAGTGCGGTAACTTCCTCAATTTTCAACATGGTATTCTTCTTCTCGGTGTTTTCGACCTTTACGGTCTCTGCCTTCTTTGTTGACTTTTTGGTTTCCTTCATGACCTTTTCCTCCTTGTTTGCGGTTGCCTTGTTTGCGGTTGTCTTCGTGTTCACTTTCTTGTTTGCCATAATTACTTCCTCCTTATGAAGTGGTGTTTAGCGTAACCGTGTCGGTTACTGTTTATTTATTACGATATAATGATAACATATACCTCATGGAATGTCAATGGTGTTTTTGGACTATTTTCGATACTTTTTGAAGATAGTCTTTATTGTGCAATTTGACGGACGGATTTGGGAAGATATCTCATTTTGTTGTGTTCGCCAGGGGTAAAACCCTTATAAAAAGGAAGGCAAGAAAAACAGAAACAAGAAAACCCAGTAACCATGCGGGGTTGCTGGGTTGTGCAAAATGACGGAGATATCTCAAATCTTGCCGGATTTCTTGGATTTGCCTGTCTTTCTGGGTATAAAACCCTCCTATTTCTAGGTTTCGTTAGACAAATCCTCGGTTCTGGGAAGGAAATTAAGGGTGATACTACCCACATTGTTAGAAATATTCTTCTGTTCTAACCTAAGGGGTATCTCAATCTGATGTTTAGCTAACTCATTCGCAGCTTTAATTCTAGTATCAAGCGATGCTTCAATACCGAATTGGTCTAACATCTCGCCGCGCATTACGCTAGTGTAAAAACTCAGTATTTCTGCGGCTTTCGCTATTTTTCTCTCTTCAATCTGATTGAGACGGTAGGAGATTTCTTCCTTCACATTCTCTTGTCTGAGAAGGTCGCTGGCCTGTCTCGCGTAAGCATTGTCACTTTTGCACTTATATCCAGCTTCCTTGGCAGCCTGTGTGCCATTGCCACCGTTGGCTATATATGCACTTACGAATGCTAGCTGTATCATAGTTAATGGCTTTACTTCTGTATTATATTGTTTTATATCTAATAAAGATGCTACTGCACTCATTTCATTTTCTCCTTTCCCCCGGAATCCGGCGGTTTTTATTTGCTGTTAGGGTTCTTTGCCTGATAGCCAGCTTCCCTGACAGCCTGAGCCACGTTCTTACAAATCAAAA